GTGATATTGTCATTTATGACTCCTTAAGGATTGAATTGGGAAAGGCCTTTTCCTTGGTAATAGTTTCCACCCTTTTTGGTCTAAATTGTTGTTTAACTAGAAAAAAGGATTGCTAGAGGCTACTACTTCTGGCATTACTAAGTCTTGGGTTAAGGAACAAGCAATGGATAAAGAATCTACAAAATCGTCATGTGCGTAGGATTCATCGGGGGCTGCTACAAGAAAATTTGGACCTTTGTACTGTACCTCTGCATCAACCATCTGTTGATAAAACCGTTTCCATGTACGTAAGCGCCTAGTTTTTGCATGAGCAGGCCATGCAATCATCTTACGTTGAATTAATGCCTGTAGGTGTTTCCATCGTTTTGATTGTTCAGATGGGCTAGAAGTTAAAGACATAACCTCTGCTCTTGGTAATAAAAGTTTTAAACGTTGGGCAACAGCATCGCCCACACCATTAGCATCTACCCCAACAGCAAGAACATCGTAGTTACTTAAGAAGTTTACTATTTGATAATACTGTTCTTCCCAATCGTCTCCTTGCATTTCTAACCAGTTAAGGATTCTATGATCAAAATAACCAAACTCATCAGGACGATCCCAATCAACCCAAACAACCGTAACAACTGTGCTGTCAGTTTTACGAGCAGGGTCAATGCCTACAACAACTGGAGTCTTGTGCCATACCTTAACAAGTTCTTGAGACGTGTCGCCTAAGTCATCCATAATTGAAGAGGTAACAAACATTCCTCTTTCTAAGAGCCACTTACAGTTATAAGACATTTGAAACTCATCGGACTCTTCTCCAATACGCAACATCTCTTTACGAATAAACTTTTCGTAGTTTGGATTAAATTTTGCTACATCTTTCCAATCCCATTGAAAATGATTTTGCCTGTTACCTTTTGTAGTTTGACGTCTGCGATTTAATTGAATAGATCTATAAAAATTATTTTTAGTTGTAGTAGGAGTTCCTGTCTTAACCATAGTTCCTGCGTAGTATGCAAGCATAGGAGAAATAGATTTAGAAACTACAAAGTCATCTGCTTCTTGACACTCATCTACAACAATCAAATGAAAAGACTTAGACTCAATTTTTGCTCGTGGGTTTGCAGTCATCATGGTTATTGTTGAACCTGATTTCTTTAATTTGAGTTGTCTAGTTACACCGCCAACACGAACTGCTGAATCGTCAATCTCAACATCGCCCATAATATCTACGGCTCTTTCAGAGGTTAAACGAGTTACAGCACGACCAAACAATGTTTCGGCCTGAGATTCAGTTGGTGCAAATAACCCAACCCAAACTCCATCTTTAAATTTACCTAGTAAATCAGGATATAACTTAGCAAGACGAGGTAGGAGAATCATCAGTGTGGCTACAGTGTCAGCAACGGTTTCAGACTTACCAGACTGACGTGAAGCAAGAGCAGTTACTTCTTCACCATCGTTGATAATTACTGATTCCATAATACGACGGGCTAGAGGTTTCTGATAAGCATGCAAATCATGCCCGACAAGAACCTTTAAAAAGTCCATCATCTTATCTATTAATGTATCTACAAATTTTTGCGATAACTCATCGAGTAAATCTTCTACAGGATCTTCTACAGGTTTTTCTTCAGCCTGATAAAACTCAGGACTAATCTCTTCAAACTTATCTTTGTCGTATTTAGATTCCATGGTGTCCTTATAAAACAGCGAAACCCATCACTAAGGATGGGTTAACGCCTGACCTGTAAGAGAGTAAGACAGTTAATCATAGCACAGACTTAGATCTACGCTTTAACTCTTTAGCAATTGCATGGAAGACTTCGGCGCCCATAAGAATTTCATCAAGGTCTGCTTCACTCTGTTGTCTTTGCCAGATTGTAATGTGTTTTCCAATCGTATACATCGACTGCTCCATCCATGAAATCAAATCTGGAGTAGGGATTGTTGCCACCCGCTTCTCTATCCGAGTCTGGGGCTGGTGTCCATCCTGCTTCTTCCGTAAAATCATCGTAGGTTACTTCCCGCTTTCCTAGTGCCATGGTTAATGCTTCTTCTTCATCTTTTGTACCAGTCCACTTTCCAAACACTAACGCTTTATATCGTGGCAAGCGTACTATAAATGGAGTGGATGTGCGAAATGGATACTCAATCTCTTGAGTCCAACCACGAACAAAGAACTTAAAACCCCATTTAAAAGGAAAATTTGTTAATTGTACGAAATGTTTTGGTCCAATTTTATGTACCTTGGGCATTATTTCCTTTTCTTAGGCGGACGTCCTCCATAGTTTAATTGAGCAGCACGAGTAAACCTGTAGAAAGTTTTTCTAGCATTTGCAGATAAACTAGAAACATCCGCAGCGCCACGAGGTTTGTAATCTAGAAACGTATAGATGTACTGGCCCTTAGAAACTACAGACTTAAACTTTTGCCAATCTCCTGCCGAACATTCATAGTAATTGTAGAAGGTTCCATCTCTAAACACAACTGTAATAACCTCACGGGTACTGTCATAGCCTGCGGCGACGGTACGTGGCCGTGCTGGATCAGAGGTACTAGTTGGAACAACTGTTATGGGAGCAGGGGCATCGGACTCGCCAAATTGAGGTCCCTTTTCACCAGGAACAATCAACTCACCCGTATCTTCATCAACGTCGTAAGACTGGCGATACGCAGACCTATCAACAAAGTTTCCATCTTTGTCTACATAATAAACATCACTATCAAGATTTGGGGCTAATGCTTCTCCCGCTAAGTTTGCAACTTTTTTTGTGCCAGTGTAATAACGCATTGTGTCATTTGCTTTAGTTAAAGATATAAACTCACTAAATTCACCAACAGAACTTGCTGTTGGTAGACCAGCAAACATACTGGCGCCTGATCCTGTTATCTTAGAAATTCCTGCGGTTTGTTTAGAGCCTAAACCGTAAAACGCTCCTAATAATTCTTGAGCAGAAGGAAGAGCAGCCCGTCTATTACGACGAGTTGCTCCTCCACCTGCTACACGAGCCATACTAATTACTTACTTATGCCCAAGGTGTAATAGTTACTGCTGCACCAGGTACTACGTTGTTTTGTCCAGCGGTTAGTGATTGACTCTTAATTGTTGCAGAAACTGCAACGACTGAACCACTTGTTGATGGGGCACCATAGGAAGCAGCACTTGCACCAACAACATCAAAAGCGTTTGCTGTTGGAACATTGGTTACTGTCCAAGTTCCATTAAATTCTGCATCAAGACCTGAAACAGTTACTTTGTTACCAACTGCATACCCGTGTGAAGTTGCTCCAAAACGGATAGTTGTTGAGTTAGAAGTACGGTATACAGAAGATACTGTCTTACTAGAGTTGGTTGCTCCTGCGGCAGTTGTAACTGTCAATGAAGCATCCTTCATTGCATCTTGTGCAAGTGCTGTTGTAAGTCCAACTACTGAAGGAACAAGAACGTAGTCAGTTGGTCCGACTACATCTTCGCCTGCTGTGTTTGGAGAATACTGTGGGAAACCATTCCAACCCGAAAGAGCGTTGATGTGGTCATTTAGTGCTGGGTCTAGACGACCCGCTACTCTTGTGGTGACTGTTGTTGAAAGAGTTGCACTTGCTGCATCTGGACGAGCATCGTTTGGTTGAATAGGGAAGTTTCCATATACGAAGTCAATAGCGACTTCACCTGCGGTATCTAAAAGATTACCGTTGTTATTTACTGCCATTTTTTCTTCTTTCTCTAGAGAGGTTTATTTTCCCTATGCGCTTAGGGAACCTTAAAAGCAAGTATCCAAGAAGATAGGTAAAATGTCAGGGTTTAATCGTCCCACTCATCACACTGATGTTCTTCTAACTCTACTTCTTCTAGAATACGTTCACACTCTTTACATTTAAAAAACCTGACATCATCTAATGCCACATGTAAAGAATCAGCATGTTCAAGGTCCTGCTCCATTTGTGGTCCCGCTAAAACTTCTGGAGGAAATGGACCCCTAGGAGCATGGGAAGACTTTGGAATGGTATGGCCCTGCACTGCAAACTTACGAATTAACTTCATTTATTTTTCCGACTTTTTAGATGCAGCCTTCTTTTTTGGTGCTTCAACGGATTCAGTAGTTGCAGATTTTAAAGCCGCAAGTGCTGATGTTTGATCTTCCTTGTACTCTTCGGTAATAGTTAACAACCCTGCTTTTTTACGTTCATTTAAAAAGGAAGGCAAACATTTACCACAATACAAAATAGATTCTACTTTTGAAATTTTATACTCAAACATTGCTCGTCTGTCACAATTAACACAATTCATTACCACTCCACTCCATGAGAAAACTGTTTACCATAAACATCTACAGGTGCTCCACCAGTCATTGGTCCTGGACGTGATGGTTCAGAAAATATCCTAGACAGTTGTTCCTTAGATTGTGGGTCAACCTCTGGGTGATCTGACAGGTTTTGAGCACGAGTCCAGAACTCAGGTGGGTACATACCAAAATTACGTAGTATCTGACCATGAGTCTTTATTGCTGGATTTCTTGAAATTTTCATAGCAAAGTTTAAAATCTTTTTATCAATCGCAGATAGCGGCGCTTGTTTTGATTCAGCACCAGAGTTAAAATCATTATAAGACTGATGGCCTTTGTCTATTGCACCAGCCATTACGGAACTTTCTTTCCGCCTCTTACTTTCTTAACAGGAACTCTTCCTGGTTTTGAAACAGCAGTAGGAGTTGGCATTTTAGAGGTATAACTTGCAGACGCATCTCCATACTTTACAGATACTTGTGTTCCTGGTTGTGCAAAGCCATGGACGCTCTCTGCAAAGTGCATTGTTCTTCCGTGCCTTGCTTTTGCAGATCTTTCAGTAAGACGTGCTTGTTGAGCGGTGCTTCTAGTTGTTGCCTCATGTTGAGCCGCATGCATTGCTAGAGTTGTTTGAGTTAAGTTCATTTGATCAGAGTCACGTTGAGAACGTGCCCCTTCCTTGTACTTGCTAGCCAAAAACCTACCTGCTATAGCAAATGGGTTTGGATCGTTCGGGGTCTGCATACTCATAGGTATATCATCTCTTAAACAGGTTCTTTAGACTTGCTAACTGCTAGATGTTCTTCAATGCTAATTAAGCGCTCTCCCATTTCAACGAAGGCCTCCATTAGGACTCCCTGGTTGTCATACATTTTATTTACTACATCTTTTGTTGAACTTCCTCCATTACTGGAAAGTTCTCCGTCTAGGCGATTTAATCTCTCCATAACTCCTGGAACACGATCTCGGCCTGGAGACTCCTCTTCTCCAGACCAATCTCGTTTAAAATCTTCAAACCAACTCATAAATAAATCTGCCTTTTCTTTGTAAGGTTCAACTAATTGACGAAGCCCTAATAGGGCTGCGGTTATTATTCCAACCGTTGCAAAGACAGTGATTATCATATTGTTGGTCATCCGACTTATGTACCTTTCTTGAAGTTACTTCTTAGCGCCAAATCCGTAGGACGCATCCTTTGGATTTAATGCTTTGGCTAATGGGCCGAGAAGACCTGCAAGAAAAGCATTTGCTAAAGTCTTTGGGTCTGTAATACCGCTCATATACAAAGCGGCAACTGCTGCTGCTGCTGCACGTAGGTACGTACCTGCTGCGGCTTCTAGTGCTTTCTTATCCATACATCTCCTTACAAAGTGCCCAACCTCAAGAACAAATAATCCCTTAATCTTCTCGATTACGCAGTGGATACGTAACTGCCCATGCAATTAAAGTTCCAACAATTGCATATCCAACTATGGTTTTTGCACTTCCGTCTAAAACTACCCAGGCAATAAACATGCCGAGTAGTGTCCAGAGTTGGTCAACCATATCTTTTAATATTTTCACGGCTTACGTCTCCTAACCGTTCTCTTTGGTTTGTCATTGCCAGCGGCAGGACCGCCAGCACCTCCACCACTTGTTGGTGTTTTTCCCCCTGTTGCAGTTCCTGCTGCACTAACTGCAGCAGTTGTTGCTGCACCTGTTGCTGCCATTGTTGCTGCATTAATAGCGGCTTGTCCCGCAATTACTGCTGCAACAATAATCTTCTCTGACTCTTCTCGCTCTTCAGTAGACATGTCAGCACCGATATTTAGTACGGCTGTTAATGCTTTTCCTGGATCATCAAATATTGCACCAATAAATTCAGCAGGACTTTCTAGTACAGTAAGTGCCGCTGCTACTTCTGCAGTAATTATAACTTGATTACCATTTTCATCTTGACGAACTTCAACAGGTGTTTCTGCTGGTAAATCGCTGTATTCAAGTCCTGCTTCTTTAATACTTTCTGAAGTAATTGCTTCTCCCTCTGCTGCTTCAATAAGCGCTTCAGCCACTAACTCTTTCTCTTCTTCAGTAAATTCTCCATCTTCAGATAACATTTCAGAAAGGTTATTTACTTCATCAAGGGTTATTTCACCATCAGCACTTAATGCATCTAATATTTCCTCAGCATCAGAATCCGATAATTCGCCATCATCCATAAGATCATCTACTATAGACTCTTGTTCTTCTAAGGAGGTTTCAGATGAATCATCAGGAGTTAATTCAGTCTCTGGAGCAGGCTCAAGATCGCCTTCTAGTTCTGGCTCAGGAACAGTCTCAGGTTCTGGGGTTGGTTGTATCTCTTCTTCAACAGGAACGTCAGGAACGGTTTCAACAGGCGGTTCAACAAACTCTGGTTGAAAATCAGGAACTCCTTCAAAGATTGGCTCTGGTTGAGGCTGAGGAGAAGGTTGAGGTTCTGGAACCACAACAACCTCGGGAATTAAACTAATTGCAAAGTTTAATTCTGCTTCTTTAGTATCTAATATTGATTGAAGAGATGTTTTTGTTGATTCCGCTAAAGTTAAAGTATTAGTAAAAAAGTTTGTGCTACCAATATTGTTTTTGTTGGTTGTATTAGTTGTATTTTGAGCAACAACTAGACTTAAACTTGAGTTTAACTGAAATATGGTTGCATTTGCAGCGTCAACCGCTGCCTGAACAGAAGCATTATTTGGATCTACTATAGGGGTAAAGTCTGGTCCTTGACTAATTTTTCCATTAAATCCAACGCCATTATTTGTGTCAACAATATTTGTTATATTGCCATTTGTTGTTTCTCTATAATTAAATCTTGCACCATTTGGAATTGGGCCAATAGCAGAAACATCTGCCTTCCATGCACCATTTGTTGGATTTACATCAGCATTAAATCTAACTTGAACCATTTGTGTAGAAGCATCTTGTTGTGGAAATGGCCTAAGGTCCCACGCAATATCTAAAGATGAACCTGTTGTTGCATATGTAATTCCAGTTCCTGTACTCCAAGTGGTCCAGTCCCATCCTGCTATAGAAATAGATGGAGCATTTGGTGTCGCCCAATAATTAGAACCTTCGTTAACTCCAAATGTAATTGTTGAGTTGGAACCAACAAACACATTGTTATATAATGTTCCGCCCATTAATAAATTAAATGGAAGATTCATGCGAACACCAGCATCATCTACGCCAGCAAGAACATTTGTACTAGTTCCAATGGTGGCTTGCAAATTATTGACTGCTGTTTGAGCGTTATCAATTGCAATGTTTGCTTGTGTTAGTTCGGTTTGAGCAGTGGCTGTTGCAGTGTCTGCTTGAGCCTTAGCAGCAATTAATTCAGTAACTTGTATTTGTGCCGTCGAGGTGTCGATAGCATTAATAGCATTTGTTGCATTTATAACACTTGTTTGTGCATCAACAATAACTAGAGAGTCTTGTTTTATTTGAACAGTCGATGTATCAATTGCAGTGACTATATCTATGGCAGATTGAGCAATATCTACTTTGTCTTGTGCTACTGCAACTAGAACGGTTACAGAATCTACTGCTGCTTGAACCTGAGTCTTTTCAACAATGGCTGCGGCTATAACTGCTGTGGCAGTATCTGTGGCTGCAATAGCCTGCTGTACTTCTGTAGTTGCTGTAGCGAGTGCTGAGTTAACGGCTTGTTGAGCAGGACTTACCACAACTTGTTCTTGATTGTCCTCAGCATAAACCTCTTGAGACATGCCAAATACAAGGAAGAGAGTAACAACTCCTCCACATAAAATAAGTCTTCCAATATTACGTACTACAGATAGTGCTGCGAATGGACGCAGTATTTTCAATTATTCCCCTCGGAATGTTAAAGCCCAACTATATTATAGCGGCTTCCAATTTCTATTTATAATGAACTTGCTTGCAGTGTTCTGTGAGTTAACTGACTCACCCTGTACGCCTTTACCAGGTGATGCCCAAGTAACAATACTTGGATTTGCTTTTGATTTATAACCTAAATTAGTATTAAAACTAAACTCTTTTTTTCTAGTTTTACGATTTGGATTTATAGTTAACGGTTTACGATTTAATTGAGCCATTAATCTAATCCTCCAACAAATCCTGCGGCAGTTCCGCCACTTCCTAGTCCACTTGTATCAGAAGCAGACTCTCCACTTTCATTTGGGGCTTGATCTCTATTTGGAATATTTCCTTCACGAGGATCTGTACCAGAACTCATTGCACCAATCATGTACGGATAGTTAGCAAACCAAAATCCTGCGCCTGAATATCCTGACTCACGTTTACGTCCAAATCTACGACGTTGTTTTTCTTCTATGTTTTCTGCTTTATCAAATTGAGAAGATAGATTACCTGCCATTTGACTCACTCCATATCTTCCATATGTACCACCTGGTCCGCCAAATATTCCTTTGCCAGTACGGTAGTAATCACTGCCTGCCATAGTTAAATACTCCGCTAGGATCAAATACAACAACAGATTGTGAAACTAATTTATTACCAGTCTTTCTAGCATGATGACCACAAAAATATAACTCTCCACTTGCCAGAGTTGCTCTTACCATTGCCTGAGCCCCACATTGATCGCAGCGGTCAGTAATTTCTATTGATTTGTGCGTCTCTAATATAGTAGGCATAACCCAATTATGCCCTGTTTACCAGGTAATGTATACTCATACCAGGAGGAGTAAAAATGAAACTACTAGAAGTAATTAAAGCGTTTTGGTGCAAACATATTGTTACTGAAAAAAGTTCATGCCCATTTACCGCTAAAACCTATGAAACGTGTGTTGACTGTGGTCAGATGGTTTCAGTAATGACTACCCATTCGTAATGCCGCTTTATTCATACGCATGTGTTAGTTGTGATATTGATTATGAAAAAGAGCGTGGCATCAATGATCCAGAAAATAAGTACTTCTGTGAACAATGTGGTTACGCTCTAATTCGAGTTTACTCTCCTGTTACAGCCGTCTTTAAAGGTGGCGGTTTTTACAAGACAGATAATCGTTAGTTGTAGTTAGGGTCGTCTAACTTTGCTGCAGGAACTTCTTCCGCAACTGTTGTAACCTCGGCAACACTAGGGTTACTTTCAGTAACAGTATTGGTTATAGGAGCAGCCACTGCATTAGAACCACTGCTACCAATAAGAAGACCAGCAAGTGTTCCTGTAATAAAGGTTGCTACGCTACCTAGTACATTAAAGAACATCTTATCATTTTCAGATTGTCCAGTAATTGGTTGTGTAACAAATATAAGGGCATACATAATTCCAACAGCGGTTATAAATAGAATAGAACCTAGTGTAATTCCTAATATAAATTTTAATCTTGCATCTAAATCTTGTGGTGATAATCTTTCTTTAGCCATTTTGTGTTCCTTCTGTTTTTTCTCGACTAACTAAATCGTCTGGACATGCCCCGTTGGCTGTACAGATTGGTGGTTTGCACTCTGCATTTTCCCAATTTGCAGGATCTTGACATGGATATCTGAAATGCCCATCATAGCCACAACTAGAGAGTAGGGCTGCCAAAATCACTGTAAAGAATACTTTTTTTAACATAGACCAATTATCAGTCCTGTTGGATGCCTAGTCTTTCTAAATACTTCTCTTTTTCGCTCATTAGGTACTCTTCAATGCGTTTATATTGAATTTGAGTCTGTTCTTCAGTTGCTTTAACTTGTTCTTCAGTCATTTCTCCACTTAGTTCTTTAAAGGTTTGGACAGCAATGTCTAATTGATTTTTAATCAAGGCTGATTTTAATTGAGCCTGATTCCACAGGAATTCGGCATGTTCTTCTTTTCTTTGTTTCTTTTTATCTTGAGTCTTAGACATACTCAAAGCCTACCATAAGTTTAAATGAGCAGTTTTTGCGTCCTCATGCTCAGGAGGCTCATATTAAGTTGTAGGGGAATACTACTTAATAGTCTTTAGTTTGTACTTCTTAGCCAACTTGTTATACAAGGCTTTTAGACTTGCAATTGCTGCATTTAGATCAGCAATCTGCTTAGTAGCAGTTGCGGTGGCTGAGTCATAGGCTGCTTTATCAGCGGCACGACCAACCTTTTCTGCTGCGAGTGCTGCTTGGACTGCTGCTAACTCACCTGCAAGATCACGAATAGCAATGTTCTTGCTAACTGATCCAACAGGAGTTGACATGCCAGCAATTGCAGTAGCAACAGTTGCATAAACAATTACAGTAACTTGACCTGCTGCTGGGATTGCTACATCAAATGTTTTAGTTCCATTTGTTGCTGTAACAGAGTCAGTAGTTAATGTAGTTGCACTTGCGGTTGATCCATTGCTTACAACAGCGTTAATAGATGCTCCACCTTTTAAGTTTCCAAATACATCGTATCCAGTTACCTTTAATGATTGAGTGCTTCCAGCCGCTGCTGATTCTGGTGCAGTTAATGCAATTGCATTAAGAGCGCCAGCAGTACCTTGTACATAATATGTGGTTGTGTTTCCACCAATTGTTACGGATACAGTTCCAACTGCAGTTGTTTTTGTGTAAACAAAAATATCAGCGGTTGTACCAGTACCTGTACTAATAGAAAGATTTGCAGTTCCTGATGCTGAAGTAACTGGTGCAACAGATGTTGCTACCGCTGGTACTAATGTTGCATTAGTTGCAACAGCAGTAACAACTGTACCTGTATCTAAACCTGTTACAGCAATTTTTAATGCATCTGCTAAATCAACACTATTATCTGCTGGAACTGGAAGTGCTACAGGAGCAATTGCTGCTGTACCTCCAGTTGCTGCTGATCCATTAACGGTCAGTGTTGTTGCTGCGGCTGCATTTGCTGATGGAACTAAAAGAACTGTGCTTGTCAATGCTGCAGCACAGACAAGTGCGATTTTTTTCAGTGATATCACTTAGTTGTGTCTCCTTAAAATAGGCTCACGATGGAGTCTTTAAATACCTTATCTTCTTACATCTAATAAGACACTGAAGGAGTCGAAATGTTGTTGAAAGTGTTAAAAATAGTAAAAGAACAGTATCTACAATAGACGTTGTTATTTTAATACATGTCTATGTTTATATCAGGAGTAACTTTTATAAAGTTTAATAATCCTACAAAAGTTACTTAAGTTGTTCCTTTTCAATGTATGGACCTGAAGTAAAGGCTGTAAGTTTTGCAGCAATTTCCATAGCCTTCATTGGTTTAACTCCAGCATGTAACGCACCCAAGGCATAGGTAGCCCCAGAACCAACAGCATATTTGCCATCCATACTTCTCATTACCGAAAGATCTTGGTCAATATCAAAGATCTCGCCACCAACAGCCATTAAAAATTGAAACCTTAATCCTTCTTTAGATTTGTCATGGTCCTCGTTAAAATCATATCCATTTTCAGTTAGACATTTCCTAAAGGAAGGCATTGCCTTTGCAATCATGAAGTGATAGATATCTTTTGCATCTTTGGCGGTTAATTTTGGCGGATTCCAAATGTGCTGAGCAATATCACAAGGAGATACTTCTCCAGAACCAGCAATTATAAAATCACCACGCTCTGAAATTTTTGCCATGTCTGGATGTCGATAGATACGACCACTTTCATCTGTTACTTGATTGTCTGCTAACAAGATGCATCGGTCTTCGTACTGTACTCCGATGATGGTTGTCATTGGGCACCCCCTTCAGTAGAAAGCCCCCCAAGAATACCAGAAGGTTCTTAGAGGGCCATAGGGGTAATTTGTCCGATTTATAGGAATTTGACCAATTCTGCCCAAGTCTTAGGACCAACAATGCCGTTAGAGTCCAAAATCTTATGGTTATCTTGGAATGCGATTACAGCCTTCTTTGTGGCTGGACCATAGTCTCCATCAGCCACTAATCCAAGAGCACGTTGAACAACCTTAACGCTGTTGCCTTTACTTCCAGGTTTAACAGTTCCTGGGAAAGGTGGTGTCTCTATGACAGGGACACTTGCTTCAACTTCGTTGCCAACATAGTTTGGCCGACCAAACCCAACAACAGATACCATGACCTTCTTCTTATTAGGTATATACCCACGAACCTTTTTACAAACTTCTCCGCCATTACGTTGATCACCTTTTGCATTTCCTGCAGTATTACCCTCAATGCAGGTAACTGTTCCATCTCCATTGTTAGATACAACAATACCTACGTGAGAAATTCTATCTACACCATCTCCTGGAAAATCAAAATAGGCTATGTCTCCTGGTTTTGGAGAGGCATCCTTTGCATCTACCCAGGTGCCCATCTTTCTAAACGCAGTTGCGCCAGCCACAGTTGAGACGGTATTAGGAACCTTTACACCTGCCTGATTTGCACACCACATAACAAATGAGCCACACCAAGGTAGAAAGTCTGCCTTAGTAAATTTGCCATACTTAGTCTCATTATCTTTTGGACCTTCAATTGTGCCAACTTCTTTTTCAGCAACCTCAATAATGGCTGCTGCTGTTCCTTTGTCTGCCATATGGCTCCTTTCGTAAGGGGCTATTGTCGCAGTGTGATAGGTTTGGCACATGGCTAAAATTGTTGAATTAACTAAAGATGAGGTTCGTATCTGTGCCCAGTTGGGTATGGAACGCTGGTTGGTAAAATTTGGATCGGTAGATCGCCCTAACTATGCAGCGGGAAAAGCCAATGGCACCCTAGAGCGTGAGTTACAAGCGAATGTCCGTGCAAATGTCGCTGAGTATGCAGTGGCTAAGTTATACAAGATGCCTTGGACTGTTCCATGGTATCCAAATGAGGAACATAAAAATCGTATGGATCATCCTGATGTTGGTACAAACATTGAAGTGCGTTGCATTAGAACTAGGGATGCAATTCCTGTATGGAAGAAAGATGTAAATAAAGGCGCAATAATTGTTGGCGCTTATGTAGAAGACCAAGAGTATTTCTCTTCAGTAAAGATATTTGGATACTTACCAGTAGAAGAATGTCAAAGAGATGAGTGGTGGACTCCATATGAAAACTCATGGAGAGTGCCTACATCAAAGTTTATTGACGAGATTCCATCCTACTCATCAACACCTTTGCACGTTTAGAAGGTTCCTTAGTTAAGAAGCCTCTTCCCTTGGCTTTTTCATAAGGAACTGGAGTTTTAAATTGATCTGATGTTGGATCAATAATCTTTCCACTCTCGTGCTTTAAAAACCAGTGACTAGTTCCTTCATGGGTAACCTGCATCGGAGTGTAACCAGCAGCCTTACCACCTAAAGAGTGATAAACCGCTTCACTTGCTACGTAACAGTGTCCAGCGGTAGCACATTCGTGTCCACGAAACTCTGGCTTACGTAGGTCATCGCTAAGATGTTCCCTAACGTTAGTAACTATTTGATGATCGTAGTTGTTCATTGAAACTGCTTAAAGTGAGCAGGATGAATATTTGTAGGCACGTACTCTTTGCCCATACGCTCTTCGTAACTTCCTTTATCAGTAAAGTTAGTTGTCATTGCTAGATGACTACCAAGAGATTTTTCTTTTCGTTCACCTAATCCTGGCTGACGATAAACTGTTACTGGCACATGGGAGACGCCCTCTGCCATTGCAGCCTCTAATCTATGGTGACCCTCACCAACAACGCCCCACTTGTTCTCATGGTCATACGCAACCATAATTGGATTATTAATACCTTTGCCTTTTTGAATGTCTCCTCTAATACCAGCAATAGTCTTTTCACTAGAGGGCTGTGCATCAGCACCTCTACGTCTATGTTCCATCAAAGGAATTAAGCGCTCAGTCCTAACCATGCCAGTAGCACTCTCTGTCTTATCTCCTTCAAGATGACCCTTGCCACCTGCTTTTCTTATCTGAACATTCTCAGGAACAGGAACATTAAATTGTTTTTGATTAAGCATTATGCTTGCATCTCTTTAGGATTTTTATAGATACGTTTTCTTGCTGGACGTTTAGTCTCTTTGTTTGCTACCCATGCTGAAAATGTTGGTGATTCATTTCGTCTTTGTCCATTCCAATTACCTGTAACAGGATCTGCTTCAGGTCCAGAGATACCAGTAACCTTTACTTTTGCTCCAGGTTTAACTGGAACTTCTTTTTCTGGACGTTTCATTTCTTTATCTCTTAAATCAACTTGAGCACGACTTAATTTTTGAGTGCTCATCTCTACTGCGCTAATAGGTACCTCAGCATGCATGACGGTGCCAAAAGATCCAGCAAACCTTCTTGCTACTTGAGGATCTGCTGACCAGTGCATTCCAAGTGGCGCATCCTTCTTAAATTTACGAGTTACACCACGATGTACTTGAAAAGTTAACTCTGATTGATTCCATTGTCCTTTAGATAAATTATCTTCAGCAGCCATTATGCTTTCCACTTTCTTGGTGGATTGTATGTGCGTGTGCGATCTCTCTTGTCACTTAACTTAGTAACAGCAGTTACATGCACGGTGCTGCCTTTCTTAACGGGAATCTCATTCTCCCAATACTCATCGTAGACTTGATTCTTCTTTAAGACATCAGAACGAGTCTCACGACTCTTCTTAGCCACTTGTCCTTCAATCACGACGCCTGGTCCTCGCCGAATGGGATTTCTTGCAAAACCTACTGCTCTTTCTGGATCCTCTGTCCAATGCATGCCGAGAGGCTTTTTTACATCGGTAGTAAAACTTAATCCACGATAGAGAGTATGAAACTGCTTAGGAGATAGATTACTCATACTGTCATCTCTCGTGGAGTTTTATATCTACGAACTCTTGATTTTACCTTTGTGTTTGGCCCTTTATTACGTCTAGTAGTAATTGATTGTACTTTTACTTTAGCGCCCTCTTTTAATGGAATTTCTGATTCATCTTGATCCATAGCAAGATCATAATTTTGTAATTTTGTTTCATTAGTTTCAACACTCTCTGGAGTTGCTACAGCATGTATTAAAGAACTTTGTCCTTTGTAAAAAGCACGATGAGTTAGATACCCACCCACTCCTTGCCCACTACCAAAGTCACTTGCGACCTCTTTATCCTCGGTCCAATGAACACCTAAAGATTTTCGATTTAATTGAGAGCCAGGTGTTTGTAACCCACGGTATATATCAAATTGTTTAGGAGATAAGTTACTCATCCACATCTTCCCTTGGCTCAGATGTCTTGCGCTTTCTCACGTTGTAGCCTAATTTTGGGCCTTGCATCAAATCTTGAATTCCCTCAGCACTAGACATTTGTGTTTTATTTAAGTTGCTATTAACCCACGCAGCAATGTAATCGCTGCCGCCCTCAAAATTTACATCTTTAACCTTAAACCTTTCCTGGACGGACTTTTTTCCGTAATCAGTCTGAGAGTAACCTCTAAACTTAGGTTTCTTCTTCATTTCTTATCCTTGGGAGTAAAGTGCTCATGAGGCTCGCCGAGGCCGAATTGTCCTGTGTCATGTAGGTGTTGATGATAATCAAACTTAGTTTTACGTGATCCATCCTCGTTAGGTGTGGACATAAACTTATTTCCCTCTTCCATAGTCATAGCATGCTTGTGCCATCTAAGTGCATGCCAATCAACGTGGTAATCTCTAGTTGGATGCGGTATCCATCTCTTCTTACTCATATGGACATCCATCCCTCATACTTAGCATCAGGATTATCTATATGCCATTGTTTCATTAATTGGTTTTGTTTATTCCAATCAGTGTCATTTGTAGGAAGGCCGCATTTAGGACATGGTCCTGGGCCGAATCTTTTGTACACATGTTCACACATTATTTTTTAACCTTTGGTCGGTATGGCTCAATACGTGATTTGATGGAGCCGTCTTTTCGCATGATGACTATCCAACCATCTTTTATCTGCATCTTGTTAAATGGTTCGTTGCGTTTGTATTTGGCACTCATGAGTATGCATTCCTCCACCAAACTTCTTCTGGCTCTAAATGTGTTACGGGAATTAATTGTTTAGGTTTAGCAGCAGCAATACGATGATGCCCATCTGCTACAGTTTTATCACCTAAAGA